TAATATATAACATAGTTTGCCGTAAAAGGACAGCATTACTTCCATATACTTGGTATTCGTTACACGCATAATAATACTACATTTAGTATGTGTTTTGAAGATACTATAAATTTACAAAATTTACTGTATGACCTTTTTAGATTGTAAATGTTTGTAAAGACTTGTAAACTTTTTTTGTAAAATTTGTAAAGTGATTTGTTAAATATAGATATGGATATATTAAAAGAAAAATATGATTGGTCTGGAGTTTATATGGACTGGAATGAGAGATACGGTTGGCACTTAACCAAAGAAGTTACTACTCATACTCCCGTTCACTATGAAGCCCAAGAGAATGGCACCACCAATGATGAGCCATCTCCATCGCTCCAAGATTCCAACTCTAGTATCTAGTTTATTTTGCACTTGGTCTATTGCCTCTCGTAAATTGCGACTTTGTGTTGTAATCCTAGAATGTAGGTCTTTCAAATCATCTTCCCATTCACGCCTTCTATCTTCAAGCATAGCGAATAGGTCGTCTTGTGAGGTATCAACTCTACGAAGTTTTTCCTCATGTACTGCCAACATAGATTTTATGCCAGCAGAAATATCTGTTAACTTTGTGATGGCGTCATCTAATCTATTATGAACCACTTGTGTGGTTTCTCTATCTGCCTTTAAAACGGCAATATCTTTAATCAGTTCCTTGATTTGATTCCCGTTCTCCATCTTCGTAATACTCCTTGTAACTTAATATTATTTGTTGTTGTTCATATAGTTTATTACGAATGTCAGCAAAGTTTAAAGATAGTTTTTTATACCCTTCGTCTGTAACTGCAAACAAGGCATAATCACCACCTTCTGCTTTCACCTTCTCCATAACTTCATCAACATTATCTTTTGTTACCACAATCCACTCTACATCAACAAGTGATAGTGGTTCTGGCATTGGTAGATCCAATGGTTCTCTTTTCTTTTCTATTTTGTAACTTTGTAATTCTTTTACAGCCAGTCCTGCACACCCGTTAAGGAGTAGGCCAAAAAGAAGGACACTCCCTATTAGGCGTACCATTTAATTCTTCCTCCGTCAAAGGCGACCCACTAGCAATTTCTACACATCTAGCGGCACTCTTACTCGCCCCATTAATTATTCTTTCAACCAGACCTGGTTTGTTTTCTGCAAGATTACCAATATCATGTTTACCCAATCTCTTTGATAAATCTTGTTTGTCTTTTTGTAACTTTGCGTTTTCTTCTTCTAACTTGTTAAGAGTTGATCTAATCTTTTTAAAATCTGCTGCCTGACTTTCTATAACTTGTTTCTGGTCTGCAACTGCGGATTCTAATTTGATTGCATTTGCTTTGAGTATTTGATTATCTTTTTGTAGTTTCTGTACATACCAGTAACCACCACCTGCACTCGCAAGTATAAACAAAACCAATCCTATTTTCAAACTACTAAACATTACTGTTTATCAAATTTTTCTAGTTGTTCTATTCTTTCCTCTAAATCGTCTATCTTCTTTGTAATTCTTGGATATCTTTTACGCCATGCATTTGGATCATTTTGTAACCATGTCCAACCCCAGCGATTAACAAGATACTCTAATGTGCCATCCATTTTACTAACTGCCCATGTTGCCAGTTTTGTATCTTTGAACCAAAACAAAAATGCGGCACCAAGTAATGATCCTGCGATTGCGGTATAAATCCACAATCTGTTAGTCAACATGTCTGTAATTATTTCTGCCATTCTTTTCTACAAAAATTATAATATGCCTCAATACTGTGATCACTAAAACCATCTATTTTTAATTTAGTGAAACCTCTAAGTGTGCCTTTGATCCATTGTTTGAACATATACCAACGACTAAAGTTTGTTGATACATTACCATTTACATCAAAGTATATAAAATTACCACCATCACCAGATACATGTTTATACCCTAGTATCTCAAATGGCACTCTAGTTACTATGTCGTTGTTATTTCTGTATCTATATCTTTCTGTTGTTTTAAAAGATTGTACAAACTTTTTACCACCAACTCTTGGTGATCCGTAAGTATATAAGTGAGTTGTAGTTGTATTCCATCTACTTGCGGCAAGTGTTGCTAACGCACCACCTAAACTATGCCCGGTAAAGAATACATGTTCTTTCTTTTGTGCTGATAACCACTTTGATACATTATCCCACACTTCGTTTAATGCGTCTCTAAATCCTCTATGAACAAATCCAGTAGGACATTTTACTCGTCTTATTTTTAAATCTGCTTTGATGTCTGACCATTGTGTAGGTTCTGTGCCTCTAAATGCCACACAAGCAATCGCACCGTCATTCCAACAGTAAACTTGTGTGCCGTCTACATCAAATAATACTGCTTCTGGGTCAAATTGTTTTTGAAATGCCCCTAAATCTTTGTATGCTGTCATTGACGCCATTGCCATAATTGTAGCATTTTGCCAATTATGTTCTTTTGTTAGTCCCCTCATTTCTTTTTCCTTGCTATTATATTCATTGGTGTATATGTGCCAAGCCCTGGTCCTTTTGCTGCCTCTTTCTTTTTCTTACTTGCGTTCAAAGCAAATGCAGGTCTAGGATATGGTGATTTCATGTTACCAATATCTGCTATAGGTCTAAACTGATCGACAGGTATATATGACCCTACAGCGTTGTTTATTGTTTTCATACCTTGAACATTACCATTCATCATCTTTCTAAACTTTTCTTGTAAGTCTGGATACTCATCTAACTTATTATAAAACTCTAAAACAATTTTTGCGGTATGAACATCAATCTTCATTTTACCGCCTTTATCAAAAGTAATTTTATCTTTTGTATTTTCTTTAACAATCTTTTCTAATACTTTAATATTTTCATCATGTGAAGAAAATGGACTATCGTAAATAAATTTTGATTGTTCTTCTAAACTTTTATGTGTACCAATCTTATCAATACTATCTTTGATTTGATTTATGAAACTACCATACTTCTTTTCTTCCGTAGAAAAACCATGTTTCTTTTTTGCCATGTTCATCGCGGTAGCGTACATAACTCTTTCAGCATCTTTGCCATATCTTTTTACAAAGTCTGCTTTCTTTGGTTTTAAATCTTTTACAAATTTTTCAGCGTCTTTCTCAACTCTATCTGGTACTGCAACTTCTTTTAGACCACGACTTAATTTATGCCATTGTCCACCACCCATACGATTATGTCTTAACGCACGGATCTCACCAGATACTGAATTTTGTATAATTAATATGCCTTGTGGATTCTTTATTGCCCATTGATATAATGTTCTATGACCTTCATCTTCCATATTGAGATACTTTGACCACTTCTCAAACTTCTTTTTACCTCGTCTGAATACATCAAACAATGCAGGACTTACATTGAAAGTTTTAGTTTTTCTTTTTACTTTCTTTGCCGTAGGTGGCATAGATACTGCACCATCACCTGCTACATTGGCAATCTCTTTTTTGACTTTTAATTTCTCTCTTAATGCTAAGAGTTGATTATTGAAATCTGAAAAACTTTGTGTCATTATGCTTCTTCTATGTCCTCTATCGTTACTAATAATACATCTTTTGTTTTATCATGTATAACTTCAAATACATCTTGCCCCATAACAGTATCTTGTGGTGCCTGGTCAGAATAGACATTTACTATATCGCCCTTCTTACCAATAACCTTATCATCTTCATCTACACCTACATCTTGTACTAATTTGTAAGCGCCTTTCAATAACTTGTCAGCGAAAGTGATTTCTTCTTTGATCTCACCATCATCTTCGTCAACTAAATCATTGTCTTTTAAATATTTATAAAACTCTTTTTCGACTAATTGTCCATCACTATCTTGGTATTCTCTCACATGTTCTTTAATTAAGAATAAGGCGGCAGCATAACTCGCCAATCTGGACTTACCACCAGGTACTTTTTCAATCAATTTCTTTACATTGAAAACTAACCTGTGTAAAATAGTATATGCTTGCCTTTCCTCCATTCGTTCAAGTGATTTGTATTTTCTTAATACTTTGCCTCTCTCATCTATAATACCAAGTCTATATGCCTCAGTTTTATTAAATGGAGTTACCAATAGTTTCAGAAATCTGAATGTGATAAAAGCGTCTATTGCTGGACTTGCCATCTATATCTTTCTTAATACTTCCATTATCTTTGGATTTATGTTAACCTGTTTCGCTTCACTCGTTTCCATATACTTTAAAAATATCAAAAATGTTTTAAGAGTAGACCAGTATTCTTGTCCAACTTTGTAGAACAGCAAAACTTTGGCTGCGTCTGGACCAAATACATTTGCCAAAACAATTATGTGGTTCATAATCAATCGTTCTTTAAGTATACCTGTTTTAGAATGTTTTTTAAACAATCGTTTCAGATACTTAAATCTTTTCATATCATCATAAAACTCTTTTTCACCAACCGCTTGTGGGTTATCATAATGTTTTATGGCAAACATCAGGACATTGTCCTTCGTTAGTCTATCAAATAACATTTGGTTACGCTAATTCAGCGTAAACCTTGCATGCTCCATTAGATAATGTTTCGTATCTTATTTTTAGTTGTCTTTCAATACCGTCATCATTCTTTACTTCACCTGCAGGTTCTTCACCTGTTTTACCATAAACCCCACCAAATTTAGATAGACCAATACTTGCCGTACCGTTCTTGTCTGCCATCTCTGGTAGTTCCCCAACCATTTCAACACCAAGACCGTGTAACTTACTTCGTAAGTGATTTACAGCAGCCGTAGGATTGATATGTTCCATACTTGCAATAGATCCTACAAAACGATTTATTCTAGCGACTATCTCGTCATTAGTGATATCGTTTAAATTATGATCACTGTCTGATGGAGCATTTACTGGAGTAGGTTTTGTTCTAATCTCACTTATGTTTTGAAACTCTTTAAATGATTTCATCTAACATCTCCCTTTGCTCTTTCAGGTCATCGCCCATGATTTCCTGAATAACTTTTTTCTTTTTCTTTTTAGGTTTATCTTCAACCTTTGGTTCTGGTTTAGTTTCAACCTTTACTTTTTCTTTATATGGTACCCCACCGGCACCGTATCTAATTACTTCCGTCATCACTTGCCTCTTTTGGTTCATCTTTGAGTAGTTGTTCACATACTTGTATTGCACCATGTATTGCTTGTAAATCAGCCATTGCTTTCTTTACAACTTCTTGGCCATCATTAATATTTTTTGCCACAATATCTCTATTCTCTTTAAGTTTGGCAAGTTTCGCTTCAATTTCTTTTTTCATGTTATCTCCATTTAACTGGGCGCCACAAGGGCGCCCTTATGATTATATATTATGCTAATGTGCAACCTTGATTTGCAAGTAAGTACCATTTGCTATTTGTGAATAGACAAATTGCCGCGTCCCCAGCGTCATTGAAAGTTAGTGTTGAACCACTTCCAAAGTTTGTTGGAGTTAGTGTACCATCTCCACCATCAGTTACCATAACTAGAAACTTAATTTGTCCTTCGACACCGTCAGCCATAGTTAATGCATTTGCACCAGTTGTAGTGATTTCAGTAATCGCTGAAACTACATCAACTGCACCTGCACCTGATAATGCTTGAGTTAAAGTGAACATTGGTGTTGCACCAATTTCTACTTGGTCAGCAGAAGCGTCAACTAGAAATGCCTGTGCATATGAATTAGTTTCTGCTCTAAAGTCTGTTTGACCACTTGCTTCGTTTATAACAACCTCTCTGTTGGCACCATCAACTCTAAATGCCTCTTCGTCATCATTAGATACGATAAAATCAGAATCCGTAGCGTCTGAATTTATTGTTACATTTGATGAAGCACCTGGGTTGATTGCTACCGCTGTAGGTATGTTAGCGAAAGCACTCGCAATAGATATTTTTTTGTTAATTGGTGTTCCTGATGGATCATCAATAACATGTAGTAAGTCAGCACTTGCTAAGTTACCTGATCCTAGATCAGTAAGTGCCGTGATTTTCTTATCAGCCATTTTAGTCTCCTATAAACCCCTATGTATTCGGGGAATGCTACTAGAGGTACGCATATGCTTAACCTCTATCAATAAGTGAGGGCGACTTATTCGCCCTCTATAAAAAGTTATTATGCCGTTACAGTAATACTTCCTGCCGCTGTACCAATCGCACTTGAATTTGTGATTGTAGCGTTAGTACCTGCTGTAGCAACGTCTTTAATTGTACCTGAGTTTAACGCTAAAGCGTTAGCACCAATAACTAATACGTCATCAGCATTTGTTGCCGCGTTACCCGCACCAATTGTTAATGAAAATACTAATTCGTTAGTACCAGTACCTGAAGCATAAGTCAAGTTATGAGGTCCTCTTCCTGAACCTGATCCTTGGTTACCGTTTGTAACTGCTAGATGTGGCGTACCACCTGATGTATCAACAACAACTGGCTCGTTAAATCTAACTCTTGCTTGTATTGTACCACCATCTGATTTATCAAAAGATGTTGTAATAAACTCTATTTGTGTAATATCAGCAGCCCCTATAGAAGCAGATAGATCGCCTATAGCGACCAAAACTTCTTCGTCTGCTGAGGTATTGTCGTTTCCAGATAATGCTGAACCCGCTTCTCTTACCCAACCCTTAGTATTGGCAAATACTTCTTTTTTCTCTGCCGTAGTAAGGTTCTTAGGTTTGCTTTCGTCAGCGTCTGTTGCACCCCATAGTCCCATTTTAATTCTCCTTAATTAAGTTTCTTAGTTAACTAATTACTATTTATAACCTATTCTTTTTAAATCACTAATTACTTGAGGTGTTGACTTATACAAGATAGGTTGACCACCCGCCGCTTTCCATTCTACTGTATTCTTTTTGAAATCATCAATAAGAACATTACCTTTTGCATATGCCCGTTTTTGATCTCTACGGACAATATGTATTCTTTCTTTATCAGTAAGTTTAAGATTTCTCTGTAACCACAATTGTTTACCTCTTATACAGTTCTTATCAAACGGAGTATATGCGGAAAGTATATGTGGATTAAACTTACGAATAAATGACCATAACTTCATGCCACCTGGTGTCCAGGGTAAAGTTGGCCAAAACATTTTGTATTGAGATACTGGTTCCCATTTCTGTGCGTCATTAGGCGCTGACAACCAGTCATTAACATTCTCGTAACCATACATACCCATAATGTTGGGCTTTGATGGATCCCTAGATTTTAATTTAAACATGTTGGCAATACCTTTGTTAAAATCACAAAGGACACCGTCCATATCACAATAGATAGTTGGGAGACCGTCTTGTTCTTGGACTAATGTTATGCCTCGAATAGTCTCCGCAAGAGCGGAGTATTTCATTTAATCAATCTCTTTACTTATTGCTTTTCTTCTTTTGTGTAAGTATCTATCAGAAGCGTCAACATCGCCATCGTTATCAATGTCTTTGTCTTTTCTATCTTTAAACTTCTTTTTTACAGCGACTGGATTTACTTTGTCTAGTTCTGCCTCAACATTGTATTTCTTGCCACCTACAACAAACTCTTTATCACCTTTTTCTTTTGCAGCCTGTAATGCCTTACCAAATGCGTTACCTTCTTCGTCTTGTTTCGCTTCAGTATTGTAGAACATATCTTTGATTGTATCTACTAAAGACTTTACTTTACCCAGTTTTGCTTTTTCGATTTCTGCATTAAGGTCTTCACCATGTACTTTTACTGCTGGTTCACCTTTTGCGTCATCTTTATTTTTCTTTCTCATGTCTGCCGCGTCATCTTCATTTTTAGGTTTCTTACCTTTTTTCTTCATGTCGATTGCAATAGCAGCCTGTTGTGCTGGGTTCATCGCTTCTTGTTTGTCTTGTGCCTCTTTTGCTTGTACTGCGGCACTTGATTGTACTTCTGGTTTATTACCAACTAAATCATTTTGTTTGTTAGTAATGTCAGCAATAACTGAGGCTAGTGATCCCTTCTTTGGTTCTCCAAAGTATGTAGGGTTCCAACCTAAAGTTCTACCTGTTTTCTTTTCACTCATTTTAGTCTCCCTTATAAATCTGTGAATTTAATTTTACCACGAGGCATTTTAATGCCAAACTTATCTCTGACCATATCTACTACCTCTGGTGGCATAAAATAGTTTAACATATTTGCTAAACCTTGTTTTTCTTCTTTTGACCCTCTCATCATTTTTGATATTCTTGCATAAACTTTAGGGTCAACACTTTTAAATTTACCTTTTTGTTCGTCTAGTGTATCGTCTGCCAATACATCAATGTAAGGTAAAAACTCTTCTGGTAATTGTTTCCATTTCATACCAAATTTAAGAACCAGTTGTGCTTTTGCGGCACTTGATAGAATAGGTATGTCTGCTTTTGCTAATGCTAATAGATTTGGTTTTTGTAATCTATCTATTATCTTACGAAGTTTAGCAAACTTCTCTGGTGCTTGAGGTGCTACTTTACCTTTTAATGGTTCATACTCTTTTTTCAATCTAGCAATCTGTGATTTAGTAAATTCTTCTAAATCAGTTTCATCTTCAATATCTTTCTGTAATTGTTTGGCCTGTTTATCATGTGCCTTAACAGATTTCTTTAATTGTTTAATGATAGGTTTGATTGTCTCTTTATCTTTATCATCTAATGCCTCTGTTTGTGGATTCATTAGATAATCTCTAGCACCATTTAAGTCATCTGCGGCAACAGTAATCTTATCTGTTAACCATGACGGAAGTGGTTGTTCACCCATACCATTGAGTTTAGTCATAATATCATTACAATCCTCTATGATAGTTTTACAATGTCTTATAGCACTTGCCACATCAACATGACCATCTTCTTTCATCTCTGCTTTTTTGACAGTATCAATTTGTTTCTTTAGATCAGCAATCTTTTTTGCCTTTGCTAAATTGTCCTGTGCCTTAGCAACAGGATCTGTTTCTTGTTCTTTGACCTTTCGCATTTCTGCCAAAGTTTCTGCCATTGACTTGTTATACTTCATTTTTCTCTCCGTGTTACTATTTATACTAATTATCTACTTTACTACCACCACGCCACTGGTAACAACTCCAATAACCTGCGGTAGTCTTGTCTTTCTTCTGGTCGCAATTGTGTCGTGCCCTAAATGAGGCTCTTCTACCAGGGTCGTCTCTTTTGATTTCCATATTAGGATCGCCAAAGGTTACTTTAATAACATTACCTTTTTTGTTCTTAACATAGACGCCAAACTTTCTTTTACTGCCACTTGGTAATCTGAAAGGATCATTAAGATTTACTTTACGACCTTGATACTCTGCCTCAGTAATGCCCTCTGCCTCATGTTCATATACCATGCCCTCACAAACAAGATCAATGCGTTCTACCTCTTTTCTTGTTTTCATTATTTACCTCTTACTTTCGCAGCCAAGTCTTTATCTGCCTTACCCCAAGTACCAGATGATTTAGTTACAAAACTATTCACTCTTGCCATACCCCATTGTTGTGGTGTAGTACCAGGTCTATGTCCAGTTCTCCATGCAGCCATACCTCTGTTATATACTTTCATTAGAATACCATATGGCATACCAGATTTCGCTGCCTTCTTTTTGACGCCCTCATTCTCTGCCAATAGTTCATCTAACATTTCAGATACAGTTTGGTCTAATACAACTCTATATGCTGTACCATACTCATCTTTATATTGTTTGATTGTTTCATCTAACTCTGACCATGCTTTGATATCTTTGATTTCTTCTTTGACATCATCACCAAACATTCTCTTAAATTTCTTTGTATGTCTACTTGGTTTAGTTTTAGCGTCAGCATCACCAGGTGCAGGTTTATATGCCTTAGGATTATCATCGTCCATCTTTGCACCTTTTGAAAAGTGTCTATCTCTGGCAATCTTTGTTGATTTTGCAAAATCACCTTTACCAGGTTTTTGATAGTAAACTGCAGGTTGTGTGCCAGGTCTATCTTTGATATCTGGATCTTGTCCACCATATGCCGTTTTCTTTCTTTCACCATCGTGTTTCTTTTCGTCCAGTTCAACTTCTTCAAACTTTTGAAATTTTCTATCATCAACAAACTTTGCATAGTCTCTTACTTGACCTGGTGTTTTGATATTAAATTTTCTTTGTGTGTGTATTTGATTTGCATTTTCTGGTCCTTGTGTCCATGTATCTACATTTCCAACTTTTGGTTGTCCAGGTGTTACAACATTTAATTTACGATCTTTCTTTTCTGCCTTTTTAGTTTCTTTTTCTTCATCATCTGTATTTTTTTGTTGACTATCTTTAGCATTGTTTATTTCTTCTTCAAATGTAGAAAAAGATTTTAAAGTTCTACTATTCTTTTGTAATACTAATTTCTTTTTGTCAACATCTTCCGTTTGTAATTCTGTATCAATTACCTCTGCAGGTTGTATATCATCTAAAAATGCCTTCTCTACACCACCATCTTCCATTTCATATTGAATATAGTTTGGCCCTCTTTTGATAATCGTACCTACATTACGATTTGATATTACTTCAATTTGTTCACCCATTAAATAAATCTCATTATTGTGATACTGTTCTCTAATACTTTTCAAATCCTCATTATCATTAGGTGGTAGTATTTCTTCGTTAACTCCCATACCCTTTTTTAAGTCTTTAAATAATTTCATGGCGTCATTCTCCCTTGTGCCTGCGATAAGTCCTGCTCTAAAACTTTTGAAGTCATTTCTCATAGCAAAATCTCTCATCTTACTGGCACTCATGCCTGAGGCACCAGTTGCGTCTGGGTCTCTTGCCCCAGCACTCACTACTTCAATTGTATCAAAGTTATAGTCCTTACCATTATATTGTTTCGTTAATCTTTTAAATTCTGCGACCCTATCTGATCCTGCAACCATCATAACATCTGTATATTTTTTGTCAAATCTATTTTTCAATATTTCCATAAATGTTCGTTCTCTGCCTGTCGCTGGTAAAATTTGTATACCTACTGGATACATCTTTTTAAGATAGTCAATCTTTTGTTTTACACTCAATGGATTTTTTCTACGATCCTGAGTGGCACTCACATATAGCACAGGTAGACCTTTTACCCTTTTTGCCATAGTGATAACTCTATCAATTAATTTTTGATGACCTATCGTTGGTGGGTTCATACGACCAAAGGCAAACACTACGGTTTGCTTTCGTCCTACGCCCTTTCTTAATAGTTCTTTAATTGTCTTCATTAAATTCCTTAAATGATTTAATCTTTACACTTTCACCTCTAGCAGTTTTAAAATCACTTGCTTTTGGCGCACCTTTAGTGCCTGGTTTTCTCATCTTCTCACCAGACCCTTGTTTTATTCTTTGTCTTTTCTTATGAATATTTTTCCACAAACTCATTACTCGCCCCCTCCGTTGCCATTTCCATTACCACCATTACCTGGTGTAGCACCATTGCCATTACCATTCGCACCGTTACCATTACCATTGCCGTTACCATTACCACTTGTATTCTGTGGTTCTTGTTTTGGTCCTGGTCCTAGTCTACCATAGTAGGCATACTTTCTAAATTTAGGTACACACACTTTAAGTTTCTTATCGTACTTATATCCTGGTGGACACTTTTTACTTTCTGCAAATTGTTTAAAACTCCACATTAGCCTTCCCAATTTTTTGCAGCCGTAAAGTTTTGAATACTAAACTCTAGTCTATCAACTAACTTTACTGCCTTACCTTTCTTATCTACTGCAACATAACCTTCTGGGTTTGTTGCCTTTAGTCCGTTACCATCTCTCTTAAATGTACCAATAGACTTCGCTTTGTTTAGTTTGTCTATAATTACTTTTTTGGCTCTTTGTAAAGACTTATAAGTGGCACATGCCATGTAGATTGATTTATTATGTTCATCTATAAATTTGATACCAGTATCTTGTATTGTTTGATACTTTTGTTTTGAAGCGTCTGTCTTTACTCTATCAATTTCTTTTTGTGTTTTTTCTGCATAGTAATTTTTAAAATTAGTTGCCGTTTCAGTTGTAGATGGTAAATCAGTTGCGGCACGAATAAAACTGTTAAGATAAGTTTTAAGTTGTACACCTATAGATAAAGTATTCTTTTCTGTTTTAATTTTATTCAGTAGTTCTTTTGATTGTTTTAAACTACCACTTGCCATATTAATAATCTTTTGTAATTGTTGAGTTTCACCTATAGTCATAGTTGCATTACCAGATACATCTTTATATGAAGCGTCATCAAACCAGACATTAGGTGTTCTTCTTAATTTAGAAACATTGGCACCAAACTTGGCATTCATCTTATCAAAACTTCTACCTTTGTATGTTGTATGAAACACAATACCTAATTTACTATTTTTAATCTTACGACCAAATGGTGTATTTTCAGGTACCATGTAAACAATAGTATTAGGTTGAAAAGAAATCATTGTTTCAGATTTACCACTACCATCTTTGTAAGTAGTTAATTTTTTACCTGATGATGTAAACATTAAATCACCTTGTAGTATTTCTTTCATACCAAGACCAGAAAGATATTGTAAACATTCTCTTAATATATTTGCAACTGGTCCTTCATGGTTGTTTCTTATATCTTGTATATTGTAATTTACTTTAGGTGTCTTATTGAATACTGACTTTGTGCCTACAAAAAATTTACCATTCTCTGGACTTGGTCCACAAACTATTGCAGGTGCACCATCCCATTTTGTTGTAACATTTAATTTACTTGTTGAATTACCTGCCAACATATCTTTTAGACTTTCTAAAAAAGCAATCGCATTTTTACCACCATCAAAACCATTATTGATGATATCATCTTCTAAATGTTCTAGGTGTGTATTTTTATCTTCTACTAATAACATTAAAATTTTATATTTCTTCTAAATGATACTTCAGGTATTGCACCTAAAAATTTCATTAATCTATTTACACTTGACTTGGCAAAACTACTTGCCTTTGCAATCACTCTACTAAACAAAGACTTGACTTTGTTTTTAATTACATCTATAATACCCTCATCTAAACTACCATACCATTCATTTGAGTAATCTTCTTTTTGACCTGCCATACTATCAACAATCAAAGATACAACTGACCAAAAATTATATTCACCAGTTTTTTGTTTCTTTACAACTCTACCACTTGTTTTAAATCTTGCCTGTAGTTTCATAGCGTCTGCAATCTTCTTACAGTAGGCGTCATCATCTACGCTTTCTATTCTTACTTTACTGCCATCAGCACTTGCAACGACCATAAACTCTGCCGCACTATTACTACCTTTACCATACTTCTCATAACCAGACATCGCCTCTCTAGCAAATGCAATCTTAAACTTGGCACTCTTTTCAAACAACTGACCTAAATCTCTCATACAATCTTTATGTGCAGCCTCTGCCGCGTTTACAACTGGGTTATCACCTTTCTTAATAATAGGTCTTAACTTACCAGGTGCAAGTGTAGATGTAACAAAACCATCAAAGGTTTTATTTGCTTGTTTAAACTCTGGTGATTTTTTAAGTGCGGGTGTTGATTTCAATGCCGCATAGAATGTTGCGGTACTCTCTGCCTTACCACCTGACATCAATTGTGCCATGCCAATCTTTAGTGATAATCTTTTATTGCCTATGAGTATATCTGTTTTAGGTGTGGTGTCTGTTGCACCATATGAAGACCAGAAAGGTGTTAATTTAGATTTGGCACGACCATATTGTTCTGCCTTAGCATTCTTGTTACCAAATCTTTTTGCGATTGCCTTGGCGATGAGTTCGCCTGCTTTTAATGCTGCCTTTTCTTTCTGCAACATTTTAAATACACCTGGATTGATGCCAGATGTTGCAAGGTCTAGTTTCTTGCCATTATTCTTATGCCAACCAATAACTATGGCAGCCTCGTAATCTTCAGCCTTTAATGCCTCAGTTAGTGATGGACCTTCGTTATCCCAGTCTGTAAAACTCTTAATAGTCATATACTCCCATTAATATATTAAAATAACTATTTAGTCAAGCAGAAACTGTGGTATACCTCCATTTACTAACCATATTTGATTTTTATTATGAAATTCTGCAAATTCTTTTGCTTTATCACGGAACTTAAATACTTTTATTGTTCTTTCTTTGTTCTCAACTACTGCAAACTCATAAGACTTGCCTTTGCGTTTAGTTTTTACAGAATACTCTATATTAGAACTTGAAGTCTTGGAACTTCTTGTATTTTTCTTCTGGACTTTCTTCCGTCTTTTCAAGGTTGTGTTCGACATATTTCTCCTGTTCTGGTTGTATTAAGTTTTGTGCCTGTTGTTCTATATCAAACAGTTTCATTCTGGCACGGTCAACACCAATAATAAACTTACGATTTACTGTTGGGTCATTATATCTGTTCTTCAACTGTTTGACTAACATCTGGCCTGCTCTTTCTAATTCTTCACTACTAATTAAGGCAAACATAAAGTCTGCTGTAGCGGGCAAACCAAAACTCTCTGAGGTATCTTCTAAACCAATATCACTAGATACAAAACCAGATCTGGTTGTTTGAGTTGCGGTTACGATTGGTACATCTAATTCTACTGCAAGACCACGCATTTCTTCAGCGATTGCTTTTACATAGGTATATGAGTTTACATTTGCACCAGGTTTAAATCTACTACTTGCACATATATTAATATAATCAACAAATATGATATCTGGTTTAAATGTTCTCTTTAGTGCCAACTCGTTGACTAATGCACGGTAATGATTAACACTTGCACTTGCTGTTGGATATTCTTTGATAATTAAAGTGCCAGTAGTTTTATTTTGTAACTTGACTATCTTTTCGTTAAATAACTTTTTATTTAACATATGTAAATCTTCCATAGATATGCCAAGTAAGTTTGCGTCTATTCTTTCAGCAATTCTTTCTTCAGCCATTTCCATGGTGATATACAAAACATTTTTATTCTGTGCCAATGCACCTGCAGCCTGATGACACATAAACAAAGTTTTACCAACACCCGTGCCTGCCAATGCAACATTAAGAGTTTTTGTAGGCAAACCACCTTTGGTTACTTTGTTAAAATAATCTAAATCAAATGGTATTCTGTTTTCTTTTTTGTGGTAAAAATCAAATCTTCGTTCTATATCTAGTAAGTAATCATGGCCAACATTACGATCAAAACTAACAGATAGAGCGTCCCGTAATATTTCTGGTATAGCCTCAGGAGTATGTTTCTTATCTTTTCCATCTAATATATGTATACCGTCCATTACTGCATTATGTACAGCACGGTCTTTACAAAATTTTTCTGTGGTATTGACTAACCAGTCTAGGTCTATTTCTTCTTTGTTAAGTGTAGATATTAAGTCAACGATTTGTTTATATTCGTCTTCGTTTAAATCTTTGCGTTTACCAATATCAATTTGTAGAGTTTCTTTAGTAGGTCGTTTATTATATTGGTCAATAAACTTTCTGATCTCATCAAATACAATTCGTTCTTTACGGTCATCAAAGTATTCTGCCTTGAGAAAAGGTAATACTTTTCTGGTATAGTCTTCGTTATGTAATAAATTTTTAAGTGTTGTTCTCTCTATTCTTTCCGCTGTTACCATTATTATCCTTCTCTACTTCGATTGCTAAAATGTCGCCCATGACATTTATAAAACTTTCTGAATTGGTATCTATATCTTTTGGATTTTCATGTACATTATATTCAAACTTTAACCGTAACTTATCGTTTTCTTCTATGGGTGTTACTTTACCATAAGTGTACATAACACCCTCGAACTCTCCTTCTTGTATAAGAAACCCAGTCAAATCACTTTGTGGATTTTGCATATAACTATACTTCGGGATTGCCATAACTATATTCTTTTTTTGCTGCCTCGTCTAGTTGTGCCATTATATCATCAGTAAAATATTTCTCTGGTTCGTTGTAGATAGATTTGGCATATTGTTTAGTGCCATCTGGTAGTTCTATTCTTGTTGATACTTGTTTAAATATACCATGTTTAACTGCCAGATCAAGTAAACCATAATACTTGTCTAATCCAGTTTCATATCTTAATCTAACATCGACCATCATATTCTCTTTTGATAATCTGGACTTTTGTGTCTTACAATGTATGATATTACCAATGACCTCTGTACCATCTTTTTCTTTTTTCTTTGATAGGTAAATGATTGTACTTGCGGCATATTTAAGTCCACTACCACCACCCATTTCTTTAGTTGGCATATATGCACCAACAACATCATAGGTATGATTAGTAATAACCATAGGTACTTTTGCACGACCAAGTTTCAAAGTCAACACTCTAAATGCAGCCTTCAATACTTGAGCCCTAGTCATATCTCTAGTTTCTTTACCATCTGCTGTATCTTCAACTTCTTTTGTAGTAGATAACATACCAAGACTATCTAATACCATAAAGATAGGTTTTCTATCTGCTTCATCTTGTTCCATGTATTTATCTAATACAGTTATTGCCTGTGTTCTAAATTCTTGTACAGTTGTTACTGGCATTATAATCATTCGTTCACTATCAATACCACGATTTTCGATTAGTTGTTTTGTTAACGCACTTTCACTTTCAAAGTATATCACACCTGCGTCTGGGTTACTATCTAAAAAGTGTTTAACCATGCCTAGTACAAAGAATGTTTTACCAGTTGCACTTTCACCTGCTAATGCGGTAATCTTGTTTGATGGTATGCCACCATGAATACTACCTGACAATACTGCATTGAATATATGTGAACCAGTATCAATAAATGTATCTACATCACCTGCTTCTACACCTTCACTTACTAAACTGGCATATTCGTTACCTGTTTCTTTAATTATCTGTTTCAGAAAGTCTGGCATTGTTTGTCTCCTTTTTTATCATAAAATCTAATTTCTTGTAGAGTTTGCCTACAGTTTCACATTCTGTTATCTGTATTGCACCTCGTTGTAATGACGCTTGTAAAACCTTTATCATAGTTTGATAATCACCAAGGTTTAGATTTTGGTCGTCTAGTTTTTCTAAAAGTTCTTTCATTATATCACATTCCTTTCCATAAGTCAAGCATTATCTTATAATTTGTATATCTGCACCCTCTGTCCATATCTCAAGGTCATTTCTTACCATTTCATTGGCAACTAATTTATTATATCTTTTAGTAGCAATCTTTTGCCACCATTTAATTACATTTTCAAAAGAAAATTTATCGTAATGAAATCCTGGTTTTAGTTTATCTGTTTTACCTTTAATATAATCTGGTACATTCTCGTAACCGTAATCACTTACATAAAATCTTTTCTTTTCTGTTAAAGACTTCTTGTCTTCTAAAAATTTTACAAATTTATTATACAAGTGTTCGTTATGTTTTTTTAATGATGATTGTATTATATTTATCATGGCATGATGTGTTGTCAACTTACGACTACTAATACCATCTTTTACAATAGGTCCACCATTCTTCTCTTTAAACCAATCGTTTATCTTTGTAAAACTTTCACCATGTAACATAGGTATAAAATTACTTTCTGTTACACCTTTAAATCGTAAGTAAGGTTTCATACCATCATATTGACTTGACGATTTACTACTACCATATAAACTTGTTGTTTCAAACAAACATATATTTGTGTTATACTTATCATCTATCAGTTTCTTTATTCTATGACTACAACATATCGCGGCAAGTAATTTACCACCAAGATAGTTGTAACCAAATGGTTGTGTAGGCACAATAGTGAAACCCATGATTGCGGCATGATTAAATCTTTTCATTTCTACCTTGTCTTGCGTTTTCAATGGTCTACCTAATACTTCGTTTCTAGGTTTACTATTCATCATAGGACTACCAAAACGAATAAACCCTACAATCTTATTTGTGTTTGTTTCTTTTACAATTATTCGTATTGCCTTACCAGGTATACTTGCCATCGCGGTATGACTTGTAACTTTATTTAATATTCTGGTAAATGTATCGTTGTCCATTTCTTGTATATCAAAATTCATATTCTCTGGCAATATGCCAAAGTCATTAAAGAAATCATCTTCATCTGCCATACCAGGTAATTGAAATGGAAAGTCTTTTACTTGTTCTAGTTTTTGCTCTTTAATATATTGATCTATTCTATCAAACTGAGCAAAGTAGTTTGTAAAATATAACATCGCCCATTCAGCGTCTTGTTGATTTAATATCATGCAAAAAAGTCCTCAATAGTATTACTATCAGAGGCGTCTATATGCCAGTTGATTGCACCTAGAATAAATCGTAATGGTTCCATAAATGATTTAGTGAATTGTGTTTCATAATCAATATACCCATGCATATCAAACTCTTTAGGTAATTTAGATATAAAAGTAATACAGTTTGCATTCCATAGATTTTTTCTTAGGTGAATATATTTACCTTTGTCGCCCTCATAGATAGATTGAAACTTATGACCAATCTTTTTAATTTTAAGTAGGTGATTATACATCAATGCACCTTTAACATGCATTGGTGTACCTTTCTTGTATATAGATGTTCTATCACCATATTTCTTCACACCATTTATACTACGAGGAAAAGCAATCTGTTCAGGTGGTAACAATTCAAACTCACGCCTAAAGTCAATAATAAATTGTTTCATTTCTTGTTGATCACCACCCATGATAACTTTGAATGCCTCTTTAAGTTTATCTCTACAAGGTAAAGGGGTAGAAGTTTTTACTGCCTCGATACCCATGATTTTTAATTTAGGTTCTGGGTATTGTACACCCTCAGAATTATGAACATTAAGAATATATCTTTTCTTTGCCGTCCAGATACCTTTGTCAGCGATAACTTCTCTTTTCATTACCATTTTGTTTTCATAAACATTCATGTAACTACCAAGTTCGTTATAACACTTTTCGATATATGGTTCAAACTTTTCTGTACAGAATTGATCTAATGCTTTTACGATTTTTGTTTTATCAGTTGCACCAGTTAACTTTACAAGTGGTGCCATATTAACATAGATACTATCTGTATCAGAGGCAATAACATAATCTTTATTGTCTGTTTTATATAACTTGTTAAAATACTCGTTGACTTTTTTATCTATCCATCTGATATTCAATTGACCAGATGTAGTGATTGCTTCTGCCTGTCTGTGGTCATAGTATCTAAAATATTTGTTACCAATCGCACCATAGGCACTATTTAAAGAAATCTTTTTAGAATGTTGTATTAGATAAAATTTTCTTGCCAGTTTTTCATACTTCTTATCTTTTGTGTTGGCATACATTTGTTCTGCCTCTAACATTTTCTTTTTGTAGATAACACGGTCGTCATATTCTCTTTTAATAATTCTAGGTAACATACCAAGTTTATTTGTTTTGTACATTGTGCCATTTGCAGCCATACAATTACCATCAGACATATCAATCTTTTTGTCTAGTAGTTCATCTATCAATACATCTTTACGATCAGATAATATTGTCTCTGGTGAAATATTATACTGCATAATCAAATGTGGATATAGTGAGTTTAAATCAAACGATACTACCCAATCATGGAAACCAGTAATAGGTTCTTTTACATATGCACCAACAAGTTCTTTCGATTGTGGATTCATATCACGCATTGGTACAATCGTATTTGTTTTTAATAGTTCGTTGTAAATAATAGTGTCCCACATACGAACCTGTGAGAATACATCTTCATAATTTACTTTGGCATTGTATGCCATAGTGATTGCAAGTTCTATCAGTTGTAATCTATCTTCTAGTCTATCAACTAATTCAACATCTTGTATATTATAATCTATGAATGATTGTATGTCTTGTTGATACCATTCTTTGAAAGTATCATATGGGTTATCGTCTTTTGTTTCACCAAGTTCTACAAAACCAATATGGTCTAGTTTATAACTCTCTTGGTTTTTGATTGTAAATTTTTGATAAAGTTGTAGGTAATCTAATTGTGCAATACCATGTAATCTAAAATAAGTTTGTGTCTTACCCATATAGTAGGTACTATCTTCCATGACTTGACCCCAAGGCGACATTTTATTCTTTACAGTTTCACCAAGTATCTTATCAATTCGTCTTACAAGATATGGTATGTCAAAGTATTTACTATTCCAACCTGTAATGATGTCAGGTGTATATTCTTTCCAGAATTTAATAAACTTGATAAGTAAATCTTTTTCATCAATACATTTTATATAATGCACATTATCTTGTTTAGGTTTATAATCTGCTAAACCCCAAACCAATATTTGTTTTTTAACTTGGTCTTTGATTGTTATACAAATCATTTTTTCTGCATGGTCTTCTACATTAGGAAAACCATGTTCACTTTCAACCTCAATATCAATAGTGTAAATACGAAGTTTATCTTTATCATATTCTACTGTGCCAGAATATTTGTCTGAAATAAATTGATATTGAAATCTATCTGTGCCATAAACAAAGTTTTTATGTTCTTCATATCTTTTGATGGCACTTCTTGCCTCTCTTATTGTATTATAAGATTTAGGCATAAGACCTTTGCCATCTAAAGAGTTATGGGTACATTGACCTTTGAATGGAAAATATAAACGAGGTTGGTATTTTATTCTTTCAGAAAATCTTTCACCGTTTTGAAAACCTCGTATGTGTAGAAAATCGCCATGTGGCGTAACATTCGTATAAAAATCCATTATGTAATTATATCAGGTTTTGACTTATTTGTCAAGTGGAAAATGTTTGTCTAATGCCTCAAGTTGATCTTCGTACATAGCAATCTGATTAAGTTCTTTTTCTAAAGTTTCAATGATATCGCTATGTTCACCTATGCCTACAACTTGTCTCATGTAGACTTCCACATTTGCTTTATGTTTATCAATATGTCCCTGTGCGTGGGATCTAAGCGCTTGTATTATTTCCGTTCTCATTTTTCTCCTCACTTGGTTTTTTACCAATGTTATATTTTGGTTCTAATATCCATTCATGTTTTTCTTTGAATGGTAGTACCTTAATTTGTGATAGAGGCGCTGTTGTGGTAACTTCACCAACAAGTTCTATAAGTCCCCAATCACTTAATAATTTACCAATAGTATTTCTTCTTTCAATATCATTGGCAAAAATATTTGCTGTCTTGCCATCTAAGGCAAATAACTCTTTGAAGTGAACAATAAAATATCTACCTTGTTTATGTAGTATATGACAAGATTGATATATCTTCCGTTCTTTTCTACTTGCAACACCTATTCGTGTTAGTGTCTCTCTAATTTTTAGGAAATCGTCTGGCTCTTTGATTTTCACCTCGAGCATTTGATCTGGTTTCCATTCTATAACTTCACTCATTTTTTCCCACCTTTATATAATCTCTCTTTTATATAATCAATCTGTGATTTGGTAAGAATGTTGAGAGCCTCACTTGCTTTCTTATTTGAGTAACCATAGTATTGTTTTATAACATCAATATCTTTGATCTTACTCTTTGTTAACCACTTACTAAATCGTTTCTTATTTCTTATAGTATTTAGTAGAAACGAAAATTGCATGTGTTTTGAGGCATGATGTAACCTATTCATTTCGTTAGCATACATCACCGTATCAGGAAAGTAAGATAAACCTTTGTTGATAATGAATGGTGGATATTTCTTTTCCCAATCTTTATCATCACTATCTAGTAGTTTTTCTTTCGACCAGTTGATTGCGGTGAGGTAGTTTGTTAATTTATACTCACTCATTTGAATTTACACTCACCCATTATTTCTGTTAAACATGCCACCATATTTAACTCTGGGTCAGCCACAAACGCATTTTTATATTGATATTCTGCCAATAGTATAACCATAGGTGGTATACTTTCTGGTTTCATAGTATTATAAAAGTTTGAATATAAATCTTTAAATAGTCCTGCAGGATCTTGGTCAATATTATCTACGACCCACTTTCTCATATCACCAAAGTGTCTATTCTTTAGTGCCTTAGATAATGATTGTAGGTTTGCTTCAGATATTGTTACAAGTATGCCAGTATCTATTTTACCAGATACAGAATATCTTTGTAACTCGTTTATTGTTCTTCTAAAGTCAGGATAATATTTGATGATTAATTCTGCAACAACCTTGGCGTCAAAGTCTATGTTCTCTTGTTCAAGTATTGTACATAATCTTTTATGAAATAAACCTGCTAGTTGTTCTTTATCTTTATTCTGTATTACAAAATTTATAACAGTACACCTAGAATGAATAGCAGGTATAATTTTATTCTTGTAATTACATGTAAATATAAATCTACAATTATTACTAAATGTTTCGATAAAGTTTCTTAACGCAGGTTGCACGGACTCAGCATTCATATAATCTGCCTCGTCAACAATAACAACTTTTGGTTTATCACTTTCGTTTAGTGATACAGTACTGGCAAAATTTTTGATTTGATTTCTTACAACATCAATTGAACGACCTTCGTCAGAACCATTGATGACCATAACATCACAATCAAGTTCATTACATAGTGCCTTAGCGACAGTAGTTTTACCTGTACCAGCAGTACCAGATAATAATAAATTTGGTATATCACCTTGATTGAGTATAGACTTAAAAGTCTTTTTAATCTCAACGGGTAATATACACTCGTCAATCGTAGAAGGTCTATACGCTTCTACCCATAATGTGTTGTCCATAATTATCCCTCATACTTACTTGTATTTTCTAACGCAACCCAATATTGTAGGGCTTTGTTCTTATGTTTGAAATTAGAAATAAGTTTAGATGATATATGAACAGTATAATCACCAGGTAACATTTTAAGATGTTCAGTTTTAAAATGAAAGTCAAACGATTTGTTTGTATCACAAACGCCAACTTTTACACCGTAAGTGTTCGCTGTTTCGTTCTTCTTATCTATCGCGGACATCATTATATCACCATCATTTGATTTAACAGATATGTCTGGTAATTGTAACATCGCGGCTGCCTTTTTAACTTTAATTAGGTCTGCCTCAGTAAGTGTAAACTCTACCTCTGTGTCAGGCATTTTTACATCTTTTTGTGGGGTAGTTAAGATAGAAGCGTCAGCGAAGAAATATTTAGACTTTGTAGAAGTACCTTCTTCATTGATTGTCATAAACTTTTCATCAAAAGTAAATGTTGGTTTACTGAATAAAGACATCATGCCTAAAAATTCAGATAGGTCGTATATGGCAATATCTTGCGGAAAGTCTTCTTCGACCTCTGCTGTTGCCAATATGTTTTTCATTGTAGAGATAGTCTTAATAGTTTTACCTGGTGTGATCATCAAGTTAGGATTGATCTCACTAAAGTTTTTAAGTATCTCTTTGGTATTATCACTTATTTTCATTATATAATCTCCTAGTCATTAGGGTTGTTTAACTTCTCTGCCATTGGGTTTCGAAGTGGTGCATTATCGTTCCATTTACCAATATCGTGTTGTAGTAAATCTTCGTTTAGTGTTTCAAATAAAGACTTATCATTACTATAGTGGTCTTGCGATAATTGTATTATAGCATAGTGAATAACTTTCATAAGATCATTCTTATTCTTGCCATCTTTTTTGCCATATCGTTGGGCATACTTTAAAATATTGCCCATACAAAAACCTTCACCATGACCTTGGTCAATGATGATTTCAGTTGCTTGTTTTTGTGTAGTTGAGTAATGTGAACGATAGGTTTTATCAATATACCTTTTCACATCATCTAAAATAATATTTTCTTTAAATTTATACATAATCACATTCTATCATAATTTAGTTTAAAAGTCAAGCGGGGTTTACACCCCGCCCAAAAAATTTATGCAATATCAATTGTTCTAGGTTTCTTACCTTCTGGTACGATTTTCTCTAAAGCAATTTTCAACATGCCGTCAACCATTTCTGCACCTTTCACTTCAACATCATCTGCCACAGTAAACGATCTAGTGAAATGTCTTTTTGCAATACCTCTATGTATTGTTTCAGTATCATCTTCATCTTTGTGGATAGATTTTATAGTCAATGAGTTATCAGCATAATGGACATCTATATCTTTTTTATTGTACCCGGCAAGTGCCAGTTCAATAGTCCAGTTTAGTTCGTCTTTACCTTTAACGATATTATATGGTGGAAAAGTTGTTTGCTTACTATCTAAATGTAAGTCAAAGTGATGGAAGAGATTATCAAACCCTATTGAGTAAGGTCTTAAATCACCCCATATTGATAAATTTCTTGTGCTATTCATAGTATTACTCCTGTTTAGCAAGTTTAAAATGTATACCCATCATGGCATATACACTATTATTTATATAAGTAGGGTTTTGTTTTTTTCAAGTCTAAACCCTAAAAAGACTTATAATGTTGCACTTTACGAGAGGCAACTAACAACAGGTCTTACGAATTGCCTGTGTTACTATTTATGCTCCAACGGCATTGTTCATGTTATCTAGGGCAGCAAAACCTGCGGCAATTAGTGCCTTAGATGGGTTGCCAATTCTGTAACTGGTACCCTTTTTTGATTTGTTGATGTACACACAATGTCCATCTTCTCTTAACTTATTCACCACACTTCTTGGTGATTTTAAGTTGAATTTCTTTTGTGCATCTGTCCAAGAAATACTATTGCCTCTTAGCATTGCATTTAGAAATTTAGTTGAGTTTGCTATTCTTTTTCTAGCCATAATATACTCCTTATATAAGGTTGTATTAAAGAAACCGCTCTTGCTGTCTCTTTAATTTGTTAATACGCTTTAGACCCTCTTTGGCCTTGCGTTGTCTTTTTAAAGTAGGTTTCTCATAGTACTGGCGCATCTTCACCTCTTTTAAGATACCTTCTTTCATAACTTTTTTCTTTAGTTGCCTAATTGCTTTTTCAATATTGTTATTTCTAACTTTAACCTCTAGTGTCATTGACTATTCACCACCTCTCTAATAATTTCTATTACTCCATTGTATATGATATAAGCAACATCAGGTCCCCATATCATTACTGCGGCATAACCTATAATTATACCTAGAATTAATTTAAACATTCTTACCACCTTTTAAGTTTGAGTACGGGTACTTCCCAGTGGGTTGCCCGTACTCATTGAGGTCTACATTATGAAAAATGGATTTATTGGTCATCAACCAACTCCTCACCATCATTGGAAGATCCTTGATTTAATTCTTCAATCGACACACCAGCGTCAACTTTAGTGTACAAATCAAGGAAACTCTTTTTAGTATCATCATCAAAACGATTGATACAAACTTCAACAGCCTTTAACTTGTTGTTAAAGATTGCATAGGCATTAATGATATGAACCAATCTTCTGGTTGCAATAATCTCATCAACACCACCGTCAAAGAAAGTTTTACGAATAACCTCTGCCCACTTAACAAGATTGGCAGTAAAGTCAGTATCTTTTTTACCGTAATGATCCATTACATTATCTAAAATCTTTGTTTCAGTTTTTGCATTTGGATATTCTTGTTCGAATGTAACAGGAAATCTTTCTAGGAAAGCCTCGTTCATTATGTTAGTACCAATAAATCTACCGTCATCAGAACCTTTACCTTTAGTATTAGCAGTGGCAACGACATTGAACCCATCTTTAGGTTCTACAAAGGTACCAGTCTTCTTTAAAAAGACACCGTTACCTTCTAGTATTGGTTGTAAACACATAATCTTATTAGACGCCAAATCTATTTCGTCTAATAATAGAACAGCACCACGCTTCATAGCGTCAACTACTGGACCATCATGCCAAACAGTTTGACCGTCTTGCAATCTAAACCCACCAAGTAAATCGTCTTCATCAGTTTCGATTGTTATGTTAACTCTAATTAATTCTCTTTTAAGTTCAGCACAACTTTGGATAACACCTAAAGTTTTACCGTTACCAGAAAGACCAGTAATGAAAGTTGGATAGAAAATTTTAGATTTAATGATATTCTTAATATCTCTAAAGTTACCAAAAGGAACAAATGTTTCTTCTTTATTAGGTACAAGATTTTCTTGTATTGCAACCGCAGTAGATATTCTACCTTTAGTTACAGGTTGAGAAACAGGTTCAACTTTTTGTTTAACATTTTTAGATGGGTTTATAATATTTGGTAAAGTATAAACACCACGACCTTTTCTAGCCACTTGGTCTTTGTATCTCCAATGTGATACCCAAGAACCGTCAACTTTGAAATTTCTTTCAAGGTCTTTGATTTGTTGGGTTGTGATATCTAAAGAACCAAACTCTTTATGAGCAAGTTCGATAAATTCAATTTTAGTTTCATTCAATTTAGTCATAATAAAGTCCTCACTTTTTAATTATTGTTATATCCTATCATACTTTTGGTGATTTGTCAACCATTTTCTTAAAATTAAAAGCATTATATTTCAATGACTTACGCAACCTTGTCAATAAATTTGTTGAGTAAAACCCTAGAAACACGCTTTGTTTTAAAGTTTTTAAGAAATTGTTGCTTCATTTTAGCGGCACTCATATCAGTTGTAATATCTGCCTCTTCATCTTTTACCTGTAATTTAGACTTAGGTAAGATATAGAGTTCATCATAACCAATATTCTTCTTTGTTATTACACCATGTTCTTTCAATTCTTTTCTAGCCTTCATAGTTTCCTCATAAGAGTTTTGATATGGGTCTTTAGAAAAGTTTGATAGTTCGTTGTATGATAGATTTCTACCACTAGTAACAAAGAAACCAATTAGTTGACTACCAGTCTTATGTTTGAAATAATTGAACATAGGTTTGTGGCAACGCATAAATTGGTAACCTCTAATATTATTATTGTAACCAAACTGGTATTGTTTGTCTTGTATTACAATATTACCATTTGGGTGGTCTGCCATAAAGTTATTCATGTCTTCATCTTTTTCATATTCAGTATTTGCAACCTTAGTAACATTACCACTAGCATGCCCAACACCGTCAGTTAGAAATATAGTAGTCATTTTTTGTACTCTATATTTTTTCTGAAAGTTGTTTACAATATCAATAGTATGTAAGATTGCACTATCTAATGGAGTGCCACCAAGTCTCATAGGATTTGGTAAAGTAAAATAACTATCTTCTTCAATATAGTCATCAGTAGGTGTATTGTTCATACCGTATCTATTTCTTCTACCATGAAAGTATTTTGTAGTTTGATATAGATAAGTCATTGATTGATTGTAGATAGGAGTTTTTTGCGTTGTATCAACTAATTCCATCATAGTAACATTTTCCATAATAAGTTGATCTTCTTTATCATAGATGTATGGAGTATGTTTATATCTACCATTACCTAACCAACCAAGATAATCGTCTTCTTTGTTTTCATCAAAATGTCTTTTACCAATATCAGTAAATGCATAAACTTTACAAGGTATTTGTACTGCCTTACAAAACATAACTAGGTTCATTGTTTGTACTAAGGTATCATGCATAGCAGTATCCATACTCCCTGACCAATCAACAACTAATATCATACCATGATTTTTTGCACCAGGTGTAATTTCTATTCTTTTAAAGATATCCTCGTTGTATTTGTAAGTATGTAATTTATTCATGTTTAGCATACCAGTTCTACTTGTTTTAGTTCTACGGTATGCGTCAGCAGATTTTTTCATTTCAAACTCTTTAACCATATAGTTAACAGTTCTTAATTGTTGTTGTTTGAATTTTTTGAAGTTTTGATAATATGCGGTATAGTAATTACTATTTCTTTTATTAAACAATTCTAATATTCTTTTATTAGGCACAACCGCATTTGTTCTTTTAGGTAAAGTTACATAGATGTTATCTCTATATTCTTTATCTTGTGGCGTCAAAGATTTTTTCTGTTCTTCTAACGCTTTGTCTGTGATTGCTTCGTTTGTATTTTCTGGGTTGTACCCTGCGTCTTCGTTAGAGGTTTCGCTTTCTCTATCATTATCAGTTTCATTCTCGGCAGTAGTTTCCTCAGTTTGCTCTTGTTGCTCATAATCATCACCTAATCTTTCAGAAAGTTCAGAACCTGTAACTAATACCTGTTCTTCTTGGTATTGTTCTTCATCAAATACTTCTTCTTTCGAATAATCAAAAATATCTTGTACTAACTTTTCAACATCTTGCCAAGTATCTAGGTCTTGCGATCTCTTAATAAAACCTTGTTCGATATCGTTAAAGTCAATATCATTGTAAGTATAACCAGACTTTGTATAAACATTAAGTCTATCTATAAATCTCATTGAGTTAATATCTTTTTCAGATAGTCTAAAGAAATCTCTTTCTAGTAATTCATTGTAACCATTGAAATAAGATTTTTTCAAACCAGGATATTTAGATTTCATTTTCTTATCAATACGAATATCCTCAACTACATTGTAATAAGAATGTGGTATTTTTTTCTCTTTGATTTTTTGTACATCTTCGATTGGCGTATACAAAGCGTGCCCTACTTCATGTCCAACTAACATATCATATAAGTCATTAGACATTTCGTCCCATACAGGTAAACATAGTAATCTAGTTTTAGGCACAAAATATGCCGTTTCTACTTTTCTATGTTGTACGGTAATATTTTCTGTGGCAAGAAGTTTTGCCAAGTTTGATTTTTGTTGTTGCGTTATCATAGTCCTCAATATTTTTAATTATAGGTATATCCTACACTATTTTACCAAAAATGTCAATAAAATAATTATAATTAAAATCGTTATATTTCAATAACTTGACTAGGGTGCGACATTCCGCACAGCCTAATGTACTGCTTTCCAGTCAAAATCTGTAACCAATTTCATGCCATATTCGTTGTTTCCGTCTGGCAATACCACATCTGGTTTAAGTTTCAACTTGTTTATCTTAAATGGCGTGTAATCAACAAAGTGGTGCCATCTACCATATTTCCATACTAGACTTGCCACATCTGGGTGCATATCTACTAACATTTGAGATTTATTGATTGTGCCATCTACATTGTAACCTGTCTCTTTAAATTCTTTGTTATCTGTATTTTCTGCATGGTAAAATTCTGCCGTGTTACCACCTTTAACTGTTTGTGTTGCAGCCTTACCTTGTAGAAAGGCATTGAATTGAACGCAACAATCACCATCTTTCATTACTCGTAAACAGATATCAGTATCTTCATTATATCTACCACGCCATCTATGTTTAGTATCATTACGAATTAATAAACAACTGTATATTCTAGTGTTCGATACAAATGGTGGGTAATTACTATCTGGTGCAATAAAGAAACGATATTGTGGACCTGCAATATAAATGTTTTCGTATCTATCAACAAAATCTTCCATCACTTGAAAACCAACACCACTTTCAAATCTTATTCTTTGATTATTATGTAAACGATAAAAGTCTGATATGTTATCATCAAATACCCAATGACTTGTTGCACCAATAGATATAGAATGATCCCATGCCCAGTTTCTTGCACGACCAGGTCCATCACCGTGATTAGAGAATGGTGCCTCTAGTAGAGTTACATATTCTCTTATCTTAAAATTATCTAGCGCCTTATCGTAGTCTTGCATGTCTTGTGGTTCTACTACAATATAATGTGGTACCTGCATACGGGCAAGTGATCTACTTGTAATCATTGTATCACTACGACCTTTACTTACAATGTAACAAGGGTGTCTAGGGTTAGTTCTCTTTTCTTGTACCCATCGTAATAATAAATTTTTAGTAATCTCTAGTTTGGGGTGCCAGATAGATTTACTTTTTTCTGTAACTTCTTGTTCTATCTTTTCACCAAACTCTTTGTAATCTTCTTTTGTTCTAAAGTGTAATAGAAACTTACGATATGGTGCGTTGTCTTCTTGTTTATATTCTGGCATACCTTTCCAATGTTTAGGCCATGCGTTGTCTTGTATTTCACTATCTCTTGTTTTGTCTGCTTTTACTTTACCAAAAAATTTTTTGACTTTCTTTGGTTCTAGTTTTCTTCTATCAATCACAACTGGTTCATCATCATCTGCCAGAAAACTTGTACCTGCACTTGTAGATTTAAGTGGGTAGTATGTTTCTGATACATCACCAGGTATCATTTGATTAATCTTTTTACAAAAGTCTTCTAGGTCATCTAGGTTTCTAAATGCCATGTAGATTGTTTTGTATGTATCGTCTTTTTGTTTTATTTCTTTTTGGGTAGTATCAATAACAGTACCCACAATAAGATCATCACCTTCAACATGTCTATCCAATGTGGCGATGTATTCGTCATCTTTGACTTGGGTCTTTTCCATAAAGTTATCATATCTTGCACTTTCTTTTACCATTAAATAAACTCCTCTAAACTATTTGTATTACCTTTCTTATATGCCTTTGACCAAGACACTTTGACTTTACCATAATCTCTGAAACCACCTTGCACTCTGGTACCGTCTGTATTATATAGGATTTTAAAAAACTCTGGAAATCTTTCTTGTATCTTTTTATGATCGTTATGTGTTTGTTCAAAAGTTTGACTATCCCATATTGTACTTGGCATATTCTTTTTTGTAACACTTGTATTTGAAAAACAAAATTCACTTGATACTCTGTTACCATAACCATTTGTAAGTAATGTTAAAAAGAAGTGTGTATCTTCCATCACTCGTATAGATGTTAGATCCCATTTGTGTAAGTCTTTATAGAAATCTTTACCATTGAACCAAACACCAGAGCCAAGACTTGAATGATTGACATATGGTTTACCACCAGGTGGATTTTCTACATGACTACAACCACAGAATGATACTTCATCTTCATCTAACCATTTTTCATATAGTTCAAACATTTCTAATATATCATCTGGCGTACATAATCGTCTGGACTTTTCCATGTTATCTTTGCCACCAAAGTATTTACTGTTTCGTCTATGAAAGTTTAAGTCATCATCTAATACCACATACTTACTATCACCTGCTTCATCATATATAAATTTTCTTGTTTTTGGTAAACAATAATATTCTGAATAATGATATTCTTTTGTATTTGGTAATACCATAACAGAACCTAGAAAGTTTGGTAGATTATAGTTACCTAGTTCATGTGCCTGTACAACCAATGTAACTTTTCTTTGTAATTCTTCTGGTAAATGATTGTAAGTAATCTGGTTGTTGTATCTATGAACAGTTGGTATATAAATTTTCATATTCTATATTATATCACAAAATAATAAAAAAGTCAAGCCTACTCAATAATTTTAGTAAAATTCCCTACTTTTTCAAACTTCATTACATTGGCAAATCTATCTGCTATCATATCTGTTTTGTGTGATATGATAAAGACATTCTCACCCTCTAAAGTATTTAGGATTTTCAAAAAGTCATCTGTGCCTGTACCATCTAAACTACTGTCAAATATTTCATCTAGTAATAAAAGATTGGTAGATATACTATTCTTCATCTTCGCAATGGCACGCCAAGTAAATAATAGTGCCAGATTTATTCTCATCTTTTCACCCTCACTAAATGAGGCATAAGAAAACTCGTCACGGAATCTACTTCGTATTGTTTCTTTAAATTCATTATCTAATCTAAAGTTTACAAAGAAATCCATACTTGCAAGATACTTGTTAATAAGTTGATTCATTATTGGTAGATATTGTTTTATTACTTTTGTTTTAATACCACTATCATTTAACATTGTTTTTGCCGCGGTCAAATAATCTAGTTCTTCACTCTTACTTAATTTTTTTTCATCAATACCTTTTT